CAACGAGCCAAGCCCCGCGTTCGACCGCAGAAGCGGGAGCGAGTAGTCGAGACTGAACGGCCTTTTGCTGAGCCAGTGGTATCGACACAGGACGACCTGGACTATGCCACTCAGTTGAGTGTTAATCCCAGCAAGGTGTTTGGTCGCTTGTTCGAGGCCAGCACAGGAATCAAACTCGCTGACCTGAGAGCAACCAAGGAGCAGGTTGGTGAGATGGTCTCGCAGATGGAAGAGCAGTCGAATGCTCAGGCGTTCGTGACTGCCACACCAGAGTTCTTGCCGGGCAAGAAGAACTCAGATATTCTATTAGGAATTTTGGAAGATGAGGAACTGCCGGTCACCCAGCAGAACCTCTCCTACGCATATCAGCAGGCAATGGATGGCGCATTGCTCGAACTGCCTGCTGCCCCCCTCAAGCCGGAACCTAAGCCGAAAGCTGAGGGGACGGTTACTAAGGTGAAACGCACACAGACCGCATTGTCGGCTGCGGATACAGGTCAAAAGCCTGTACCGGCGGCTGAGCAAGCGGGTGCGTTGCCTGACGTGAATAAGTTGCTTGAAGGCAATTTGGAGGATGCTCGTGAACGTATTGTCCGCGAGATGCATCGCCAACGCCAACCCGCCGCTTAAACCTAGCTATTACTCTATCATAGAGGTTTAACCTATGGCTTATCAGCCTGCTTCTGTTCAAACTGGTACTGCTAGCCTGACTCATCTGGCTACGGTATGGTATGACAAAGTCGCAGTTGAAAACCTGAAGGCTAACCTGCCCTTCGTTGCCGCCACCTCCCGGCGTAAGCTGCCTAGCCGCAGCGGCAAGACCATCCAGATGTTCTCATACAGTCTGTTGGCTGCCAATACTACGCCTGGTTCTGAAGGCACCGTCGGAGTGGGAATCGCTCCTACCACCGTCAATCGGTCTGCGACGGTCGAACAGTACTTTGACTTTATGTCCTTCTCGGACATTCTGGACGAGACTGCCATCGACCCCATCGTGGAGAACTCGGCTGCCGAGATGGGCTATCGTGCCGCTCTCACGGCCAATACCCTGGCTCGGTCAGAGTTCGAGACATCCGGCGCGGCCACTGATGGTCGCATCGACTTGTCCGACAACGAGTTCATGTCTGGCTCAATCGTCAGACAGGCCGAGATGGACTTGCGCTCGGATGAAGTTCGTCCCGGCGCTGGTGGGCTCTTCTTTGGAATCATCCATCCCTTCACAGCCTTCGACCTTCTGAATGACAACACCGCTGGTGGTGTCTCAGACGTGTTGAAGCGCAGTGAGTCGGGTGCGGGTGAACTCCAACGAGGCATTCAGGGTTTCCGCGTGGCCGAGTTCGCTGGTGTACGTTTCATCGAGACCAACACCACTGGCTCAACCGCAGCCTTCCCCTCCGGGGCCAAGGTCGGCTACCATACCTACGTCATCGGCATGGACGCAATCTTCACCGTTTCGCTCGGCTCGACTGAGATTCCGCAAGACCGGAACTTCCGTCTGTCCGTCGATAGGTGGAGTCGTTCCGTGTCTGACCCTGCTGGTGTCATCGGCGCAACCGTCGCATACAACTTCCGCTTCGCCGCTCTTAGAGCGCCTGGTGCGGTCAACCGTCTGCGGCAGATTCGCTCCGAAACCAGCATCACCTAGTTCGCCATGCTCGTAGGCACGACTGAGCAAGTTAAGCGAATCGCTGGCCGCGAAGCTCTCGCAAGGAGTTTTGAGGACACTGACCGCCAGCTTGCTCAGCACCGCCTACCGCAGCAGGACGATTGGAAAGAGTGCGAACGCCGCCTGGGTCGTGGCATGACGCACGTGACTCTTTTCAATTACGTCCGCAAATACATCCATAGTGTGGTCATGGAGACCAGCTTCAATGACCCTGCTGTAGCTGGCTTCTATTCACACGACACTCGCGGCAAACGCTACCTGGTGGCATTCAATACCGGGTTCTTGCCGGAGTGGAGCATCATCACAACCGACCGAGCCGACCTCCCCACCAAGGAGCGTCGCGGTTGGCGCACGGTTCTTCTGCATCTGTTGAAGCGGAAGGCCATTACCTTTAGTCAAGTCAGTGAGATAGTCCGTACACACTACGGCTACACACCGGCTGACTGGAACAAGTATTGGCACTATCATGTGTCAGACTTCAAATAGGAGAAATAAGAAATGCCTAATGCTAATACATTTGCAGTTGCGCCGCAGTTCGGGGGCAACTCCGGCCAGGGCGCGTCATCGGGGGCCGACTTTCAGTTCGCTGACGGTCAGTCTACCGCAGTCCGCCTACGTCTAAGGCTGCCTCCTGGCTCCACCTCTGGAAGTAGGCTCTTTAGAGTCAAGGCTGGCGGGCGAGTGGAAACTGGTGCGGCTGCGGGGACTTTCCTCGTTACCCTCTACCACGGCGACTCATCCACCATCGGCTCCAACACCATCATCGAGGCCAGCACGGCTCGTGAAGTGGCAACAGGAGACGCTGCCTGGTACATCGAAGCCGTCCTTCAGACCGATGCCGACGAGCAGGACTTGCACGGTAAGGGCTGGAGCATTATCAACTCGTTGCTTGATGCCGAAGCCCTCGTAGATAACATCGCTACAAGCGTTGACCCGGCTGCCGAGATTGCCTTCACCGTAGTCGGCAATTTCGAGGAAACCGGAGACGCCGACCAGAACGCCGTTTGCGATTACTTTGAAGCAGAAGCACTGTAGTACAAATCTAACTAACTACCTGGGTCGGACGACTCTGACCCTATAGGAGTATCTCAATGTCCGTAGCATCTACAAGTAAAGGCAGGCACTTTAAGTTCGAGAAACCGGCTTTCGGTGTTTATCTCACCGGGGCGTTCGGGGCTCAGAAAGTCCTGTACGTCAAAGGCCACAAGTCTAGTATCGCCAATAACCTCGTCCGAGTAGACGACAACACTCGCTCGCTCGCGGGTGGTGCTCGCACGATGGACGTTACCTGTAAGCAGACCACCAACGTACTGACCGGCACGAACACTGCCCTCAGAGCCAGTGGCGAGAATGGCGTAGCGTCAATGACTGGCACTGTCCAGGGCTTCGATGCTCGCGCCGCCAACCGTGAAGACTCGTCTAGTGGAACCCTCATGGGAGCCACTATCCAGGCGCTCGCCAAAGGTAAGACCATCGGCACCATACGTGGGGTCGAGATTATCTCAGACAACACGGAAGGCACCGGCACCCTGACCACTCAAGTCGGTATCCGGCTCCGTGTGATTGGTGCGGGCACCGTGACCAATGGCCCGTGGGGGCTGCAAATCGTCAACGACTCGGAGTCTGCGCTTGCGGCTGCCAAACCACTCAAAGCATTTATCCGCTGCGAGAGCACCACTGTTACCACAGTCAATAGCTGTCTCATCGACGCGACTGATTGTCGAATCAATGGCGCTGCCTTGTTCAGCGTCTCACTTACTACCGACGACAACGTTCTGATTTACTACAAGGATAAAGACGGGACTGCACACGCGGTCGTTGCCAGCGATGGTGACGCGCTAGCGATTCGCTAAAAGGAGACTAAAATGCGTCAGTTGGTAATCTCAACAGACGGCTATACTCTCGGAGTCGAGAGATGCGAATTAGGCGGTCTTGAAGTAAAGGCTGTCCTCGACATCCTCTCCGACCTACTCGCCGGGGGCCAGTTCCCGTATCCTGGCGAACCTCCCATGCTTGAAATCGTCGCTCCCAAAGTAGTCGAACCCCAAGAACCAAAGGAGAACTAATGGCTGATGAACACGCCGTTGTAATGACCCCCGACCAGCTTGAATCGCTGGTGAAGGCAGCTCGCGCACCTATCGTGGACGAGGCTGCTCTCAGGTCGAAAGAACAATCCCGCCTGCGCCTCCGCGAGAAGGTTGCGAAGAAGCGCCGTAATGACGAAGCAAAGTATGCGGCGTGTGGCCATCTGCGTGAGGACAACACCAGTCGCATTGCGTGGATGACTAATAGTGATGGTGTACGCCGAGGGGTGTGCCAGTTCTGTGGCATGACCTGTGCGCCCGACCACAAAGAGTACGACCGCCTCATTCGCATTCCCACCCGTGCACCCCACATCATAGGGTAAGGGGTAGTCGATGGCGACTACCAAGACCCTACAGGAGACGGTGGATTGGGCGCGGACGTTCACTAAGCTCGTCCCTATCGTTGGGATAGGTGGGTTCTCCAATGAGCCTGCCCTGACTATCTGCAACAGTGTCATTCAGGAGATACTGTCCCCACCCCATAAGTGGAAGTTCAACCGCGCCGAACTTACCTCCTTCATCACAATAGACGGCACCCAAGACTATGCCGAGACTGTCACAGATATGTCATGGCTAGAATCGTGCGTGTTGGAGGATGAAGACAATACCTCTACGTCTCCGCAACTCAAGCCTACTAGAGAGATTGAGGCTGTCCAAGACCTACCTAAAGAGAGTATCCGCGACAACCCAGATAAAGTCTGTATCCTGAAGGAAGCGACTACTACTACTACGCTCCGCTTCTGGAAGGTGCCAAGCACTACGGTGTGGCGGGCCTATGTGGTCTACCAGAAGAAGGCAGTCATCAAGACGGCACTGACGGCTGATTGGTCGCCTATACCTGATGACCTCGCATGGGTCTATCAGCAAGGCTTCCTGGCGATGGCCTACAAGATGGCAGATGATACACGAGCTGAGACAGAGTACAGGAAGTTCCTCAGAGATATAGGACGGGCCACTGCCAAGGACGAGGCCGAGTTACAGCATGAAGGTTTCTTCCCTGGCCGTCCCATAATGATAGGCTAAAGGATGTCACTATGTTCTTTCAAATTATGCTTTTCACTCTCTTGGGACTTTGGGTGCTGTTCATCCTAGCGGTTCTACGGGACGGTTATGAGAATATGAAGTGGGAACATGAGAAGCAAGAGAGAATGAGGAAAGCTAAGCGTGAGTAAGACCCTAGAGAATGGCTCCTTCCAGGACGCCGTAGGTACGGTCGTCAATGCTGGTACGATTGAGTTCGTGCTGTCGCATGACGCTATGATAATTGCGGGCGGGCAGGTGGCTCCTACGCGAGTTACTGCAACACTAGACTCTAGTGGAGACATGCCCTCTGCGTTCACCATCCTCGCTAATGATGAACTCACCCCCAGTGGGACGTTCTATCTAACCACGGTGTTCGACTCCAATGGAGCAAGGGTGTTTGGGCCAGAGCGTTGGGTATTCAGTGGTGCGACGCCTATTGACCTTGATACTCTGACGCCCACCATTATAGACCCCGCCTTTGCCAATCCGGTTCTTCAAGACCCATCTGCTGCACAGACAATCACGGGCTTTGGTTTGACGACCACCTCAACTGCACCGCTCACCATAGATACTGAGACAGTTGGACTATGGAATAAGGTTCGGGTGGTGGACGGAACTAAATTCGCGCAGACAGGCGTCGGTATTCAAGCAGCCATTGATGACTTGCCAGCGGCTGGTGGGACAGTCTTTCTCCCTGAAGCGACCTATTCAGTGGCCGCGACTATTACGATTGTAAAACATAATGTCTTCCTCGTCGGTGTAGGTTCGGGTTTAGAGAACATTCAATCGCCAACCCATGCTCCTACGCGCATCCAATGGACAGGTGCCTCCGGCTCAGATATGATACGGTGGGGGAACGTGTCCGCCGACCGTATTGCTGGCGGAGGCGCGATAAATCTTGAGTTGGATGCAGCAGATATAGCCGACCGCTGCTTACACATCACCGAATTCCAGCACATGTACTTTGAACGGATTTCGTGTTTCCGTCCTGTAGTAGAAGGGATTACACTAGACCAACTAGCGACTCCCCCTACAGAGGGAGCTTGCGGGCATTCTTCGTTCCACAAGGTTCAGGTGTGGGCGCGCAACGCCGCAGGAGACAACGCAGCCAATGGTCTAGGTATTAGAGGAACCGCCGATTCTGACCCTAATGGCATAACACAAATTAAGTTCTATGACTTCCGTGCCGAAGTGGACGATGGATTCGCCATTGTCCATGTTAGTGGGGACGGCATAACTTTCTTCGGTGTTGATGCCTTTAAGACTGGCTCCGGCTCTACGATACGGTTTGCTCCCGACGATTCGACTGAACCCTTCACAGTCTATATGAAATCCGCCCTCTTTGGGTCGATTGACATTGTCAGCAATTTGGGAACTGGCCAGTTCATCGTCATAGAAACCCACGGCGGTCTGACACAAACCGGCACTGGTGCGGGAGACGCTCATGTTTGGCGTCCTAGTGACCAAACTCGTACATCGAATAGAACAGAAGTTTTCAACCACCCCTACGTGGTTGCGCCCCTTGAGGCCCAGGCATCTAATGTGCCTCACTGGATTATGAAGCAGGTGGACTTCGGCGACATGACTGCTGCGGCCACCGCCGATACCTTCACGCTCTGGTCATTACCCACCAACACTATGATTCACGACATCGTGGGCACAGTTGTAACTGCTTGGGCTGGAGGTTCTATCTCGGCAGCAGTCGCTTCAGTTGGAACCAATGGTGGCGCAGCCAACGACTTAACATTGGACGATAACTTCTTTGGTACTGGTGCTCGGTATGAGCTGCACGATGCTACCGCCAATGGGGGCAAGGGCACACTGCTCTTCGATGCTACTGACAAGTTTGCTCCTCACTTTATTACATCTGCCACAACCATTGAGATACAAATGGACTTGACCGGCGACAACCACGTGAACGCCACGGCAGGCCGGGCGAGAATCTACGCTCTTGTTTCGCGTCCATTTGGGAATAGCACATTAGAGGCCAACTAAGTGCCTCCGACAATCCCTACTGAGCCCATCTACATCAGCAACTTCTCTATTGGGTTGTGGTCGAATCGCTCACCCTTTTCGCTGCCAGGCGGCAATCCCTCGGCGCTGCTGGACGGCCTCAACTGTGAGATAACGCCGCAGCACACTATTAAAAGGCGGGCTGGTTACAATTCACTTCTCACGGCCACACTGTCGGGTGGTGAAGTCGCACAACGATTTTTTTCTTTCCGTCAGTTGGACGATGTCCTGAGACTTGTGGTCGATGCCACAAACACCCTGAAGGCCATTGATATAGCAGCCGAAACCATCACAACTTTTTACACTCCGTCCACGGCTAGCACGCCCTTCTCATTCGCTCCAGTTGGAAGCATGCTCTACTTTGCCAATGGCAAGACGGGCGAGGAGCAGAAGTGGGACGGCACAAACCAGACACGGTGGGGCATCGTAGCACCCACGGACACACCCACCACAGCCCAGACTGCTGGCACCCTAACGGCTGCTCGCGGTTATGAATATCGCTTCGTCTACAAGAACACTAGCACTGGCCACATCAGTACAGCCTCCACGGCATCGGCGTGTACTAATCCTTTCACTAGTAAGACGATTACAGTGACCGGCAACTTCGGTTCCGATGGACAGGTAGACCAGATTGAAGTGTATCGCAATGCGGACGGCGGAGGTATATTCTTCAAGTTAGGAACAGTCACTAACCCAGGCAGCGGGACGTGGGATTTTGTAGACCAAATTGAAGACTCCGCACTTGGCACGTTGAAGGCTCCCTTGGCAGGGCTTAATGACCCGCCCACTGACGCTATCGACAACGTCGTATTCCATGTGGGTCGAATGTGGGGTTCAGTAGACAACATCGTCTACTACAGTGGGGGCGGCGAGATACTCAATGGTGTGCCAGAAGAGGCATGGTCAGCCCTCAACTTCTTCAACTTTCCAGGCAAGGTGACTGCTCTATTCCCTTTCGCCGTGGGGCTTCTAGTATTTACCGAGAGTGACTTGTTCGTAATTCGTGGTATTGACCAGACCTCGTTCTTCGCTATGCCCTGGCAGAAGCGGCTGGGCATCGGCAGTAACCGCGCCATAGCTGGGACAGAAGACAGGGCGTTCATCTTCACAACAGAGCGGGAACTGTTATCTATTGCGCCAGAAGAGATACGGGAGGTAGGACTGCCCATCTCCGATAGACTGGCAGCCATCGCGCCTTCTTCTGTGGAACTCACTTTGCATCGGGATGAAGCCACAGACAACAATCTCTACGTGAGTGATGGCAATAGTTTCTTCTACAAGATGGCTTTAGTGGACGAGGTATGGAGTCCACGAGCCAACATCATCGGCGGCCTCAGGACTCTTGGTTCTGTCGAAACATCGGCGGGTAACTTCGACCTGCTGCTTGGTCGAGCCACTACTATATTGAAACGCTCCACCACAGTATTCACTGACAACGGCACCGCCTATGCCATGAACATGAGTTTTGGCTCCTTCGTCATTGCACCGCCTGCTCAGCTACGTGAGATTGAACTAATCATTCTGGAACGGAGTTCTGGCAACACAGACTACTCAGTAGGCGTTCGTCTCAATGAGGTCGGCTTGGAGTACAAGCTCCTACTGGACAAAGTAGATGACCCGCCGCTGCTTGGCTCTTCAGAGACTGCCCGGTCTCTGCGATACTTCGTCAGGCAGATGGCCCGGCATCTTCAGGTACAACTCAGCCTACCAGCAGAGGACAATGGGACTCAACTCTATTCGTTAACCCTGGTGGTGAAGTAAAATGCCAAGAGACCTGACGTTCGTGAGGGAGCTAGCCTCTGTGGGAGACTTTGCAACGCCCGACGGAAGAGGAGAGTTCCCGACCTCGAACTTCCAGCAGGTCTTAGACGCCGTAGTAACCACAGTGGTCGCCGACCGCTCCTACTATATCGAGCCCTTGAACATACTGACCGGAGCAGATGATGGGTCGGTTGCACGAATTGATATAGCTTCCTTTGTGGCGCATTGGCCCGACATTCCAAAGGTCACATATGCGAGCCAAACGATTGGCAACCTGTCATTCTCAACTAAGTATGGGGTCTATCTCGATGATGTCGATAGAGATGGGGTGCCAGATGTTTGTTTATTCGTGACGACCAACACAGAGGAGCTGTTTCAGGCTCCAGGCCGCCTCTTTCTTGGGACGGTCACAACTCCCGCAGACGGCGGCGTAGATACGAGTGGTGGTGGGGGTGGAGGTGGTGGGGACGAAGCCGGGTGTATTCTAGTTGACACTGCCATAGTTACTCTAGGAGCCCAGCCCTTCCTTCGACAGGAACTGGCCGAGACCTACTGGTCGGAGATTCATTTGAAGGACGGACGCAAACTTCGGGGCACCAGGAATCATCCCGTCTACACTGAGCGTGGGAAAGTCAGCCTCTCGACTGTCGGAATCGGAAGCCTCCTCATCACTGACGTTGGCCTAGTCGAAGTCGTGGCGAACGACTACGTGGAAGAGGCGGGAACAAAGTGGCAGGTCATTATGCCGCGAGGCCACCTCTATTGGGCCAATGGCATACTCTCGCACAACTTGAAGGCACCACCACTATAAGGACAAACTATGGGTAAATCAGCACGCAAAGCACTTGAAGCTCTCTCGAAGCAGCTCTTCGGCATTATGCAGCAACAGTTAGCTGGCCAAACTGAGTTACTAGGCTTTCTTAGGCAGAAACTCGCATTCGTATTCGACCCATCTTTCACTGGGTTCCTACCAGGCGAAGAGGCCGCCCTTCGCACCCAAGCCTTCGAGGAAACCACAGGCCGCTTCGACGTAGCTCGTCAACAGATTCAATCTCGCGCCGCCATACTTGGTGGACGCCAACTCCCAGGCGGAGCAACCATCGCCCTGCTTGGTGGAGTTGAGGCCGCAGAGGCGGAGTCTCTCGCTGGTGCCCAACGGCAGATTAGTATCGAGGGTGGCCAACGTAGACTAGCCAGTATCTTCAATGCCGGTTCCATCCTTCAGGGTAATGCTGCTCTCTTAAATCCCGCCGCCTTCAGTGGCCAAGCCATTGGTGGCCTATCCGGTTTCGTGGGCGGCGGAGATAGTGGTCTCCTCAACTCTCTCATTGGGGCTGGAGCAGGCATAGGCGCGTCAGCCATCATTGCCTGTTGGGTCGCCTACACCCTCTATGACAACCACACCGCACGCTACATTCAGACTCACTTGCACCAGCATCCTCAATTCGCGGCTATCTACCAGAGGGAGGGACGGGAGTGGGCGTCTATGATTCACCATTCTTTCCTCGCGCACATCCTGCTGCGCCAGATGTTCGACACCCTACGAGAGTAGATTATGCGCCGACTAGAGGCACTAGCAGACGCCATCGCTAAGTACACGGGCTATCATAGTCCAGACAGTGAAGCATATCAGACACGTAATCCAGGCTTGCTCAAAGCATGGTCAGTTCGGCACCCGCGCACTGACAGCGGGGTTCGTGTGTTCGATAGTCACATTGACGGTTATCAGGCGCTTCTGTTTGACCTCAAAATCAAGGCTCTGGGTAAGTCTCGCTATCATCTCTCTGGTGACAGCACACTACTTGACCTTATGCTTGCTTACCAGTTCCCTCCCACAATGGCAGGTTTCCTAGTGAAATTCCTCCGCCAAGCCCTGCCCGACGACGAGACCACAGAGACCAGTATCCTAAGTTTCTTCATGGAGTCCTAATATGCCCGACCAGTTCCCCCTAGCTCAAGTGCCTCTGTCTGGAGCCGACACCCTCAATCAGCAAGCCCCTGCCGCTCTAGGAAGTCGTACTCTTCCCGCCCAACAGCCAGGCGTCTTCGGCGGCAAGTTACTGCCCGAACGCGGCCTGCTTGCCAACGTCCTGCTGGCTGGTCTGCTAGGACTAGGAGCAGGGTCTCAAGCCCGTAGCGCAGGAGGAGCCTTGGCTGCTGGCGGGCTGGCTCCACTTCAGTTCCAACTCCAGCAGCGCGCTAGACAGCGAGAGGAAGAAGCAGAGGAGGAGCGCCGAGGGCAAGCACAGACACGGCTTGACTTAGAAGGCCGCCGAGTCACTGAGCTAGAGAAGGGAGGCCGACGAGCCGAACTCGCTACCTTCCTACAGAGCACCGAGACTATCCAGCGCATCGCGTTCGCTCCTGACAAACATGACGCTGATGTCTTACAGGCAGTAGGCCAGTTCCTCAGAAACGTGCCTGGCGATGTCTTCACAGCCGAAGAGGTCAAGAATTTCAACCCCACGCAGCAGGCTCAGTTCGGAAAAAAGGCGTTCTTCCCCCTGCCCGGCGGCAAAGTCCTATTCCCTAAAGACCTGAAAGCCATCCTGCCTTCCCAAGAGATAGACTTGCTTGGAGGGAAGTTCACTCTTCCTACAGCGAGACCAGACCAGCAACACGCAATTCTCCTAGACCACTTAGACACTAGCTCTAAACTCACCATACAAAATGCAAAAGGTCAAGATGCCACAGACCTCGGTAAAGACCTGGCCTTCGACGTAATAGATGACCCCCGTGCTAAAATCAACGGGGTAACCTTCGCACCAAAGGCCCAGCGTCTGCTCATTGAGGAAGGGGCGAAGCGTGGATACAATGGCGAGACCCGTGCTGCCGCTCAGAACGCACTGAATGGTCTATTCACAGGCATCACAGCCAGTCAAACACCCGAAGCTCTCACGGCACCAAGAGACCTTCCCCCCTCAGACCAAGACAAGAGCGACATAGTTCGTGGCCAACAGGGCCTAGCATTGGGAGGACTCACAGAAGGGAACCTCGCCAAGTTACGGCAGGATAACAGCGCCTTGGCCGACCACATCCAGCTCGACCCCAACAACCCCGGCAAGGGTAAGATAAACATTCAAGGCCCTCTCTCTGAGGAGGCCCTAGAGACCATCCGCAAATTGCTCCTCACCAGTGGCATCACGATAGAATAGTGCCCGAACCCAAATCCATCAGTGCCGACGCACTAATCAAACTCCTCCAGCCACAACCCTCTGCCCTTACTCAAGAGCAAGCTCTAGCTCTCGTCGCTTCCCCCGCACTTGACCGGAGCAAGAGGGGGGGGCTAATCAGTGCTGAAGACTTGATTGATGTGTTGGAGGCAGGACAGCCCGGCTTCCTAGAGCGCACCATCAAAGGCTTTGCCGAGTTCGGCAAGTCCCTCATCGACGCCACTATCGACTTCGCCCAGCGTAGTAAAGAGAATGCAGAGGCTCTCAGCCTGGCAACACTCTCCACTGCGCGTGTCGCTCCAGCTAGGGAAGCCAGTCAGTTTGGCGTGCCTCAATTCGGAGTAGGCGTCGAGCGGACTGAGGAAGAAGTCGAGAAAGAAAAGGCTTCGCTCCTCGAAGATGCTAGCAACCCTGATGTGTTCCAAGCGAAGGCGTTTGAGAGTGCGGTTGACTCTGCCAGCCAGGTGCTAGGCTTTGGGCTAGGCGGACTAGCAAGGCGGGTCGGTGGCCAAGTAGCAACGACTGTCGGAGCCCGTCTGGTGCAGGACAAAGCAGCGGGCTTCTTCACCAAGCGGGCTGTGGCAGCCGCTGCTCTCCGTGGCGCTGGTCTTGGCTTGAGTCCTGTGTTCGTGGGAAAGGAAGATACTAGCCTAGCAGCCAGGGCCGAGCAGGCCGCTACGTTCGCGGCATTCGGAGCTGTTCTCGAACCGATAGCGGGGGTAGTCGGTGATAAGCTGGTACGAAGGCAGAAGAAGAAGCTCCTCGCCGAGATAGACAAGGGCCTACAGAAGCTCAACGCGGGCCAGCTCCTCCGCAACACCCTGCCCCGTGCCGTCGAGCGCATGACTGTATCCTTTGACGCTCTGGGCGCACTGGCCGAAGACATCTATACGAAAGCTGGTGCTAAGATGGCTGTGGTGGCAGCCGAACGAGCTGGTCTCGGCCTTAAACCTATCAATGTGGGACTCCGCTCTATCCAGTTCAACAAGGCCCTAAAGGAGACTAGCCAAGAGGTTCTTGAGCAGTTCAAGAGCGTGGCCATCGAAGAGATACAGCTCGTCAACGGCGTCGTATCAAAGCTGATGCGGAAGAACAAGAAGACCTTGAAGCGAGAGTTCCAGCAAGGCTTCAACTTAGAGACGCTTCGCTCTATGAACCAGGAAGCCAATCGACTCCTCTTTGCCATCAGCACAGGCAAGTTCAAAGGCGATACCATCAATCACCTCACTAGCCTAGTCCGCAACATAGACGAGTTTGCCAAGCAATCCATCGTAGCAGTACAAAATCTCAACTCACCCAGCCCTTTACAGACCGCCCTCAAGAGTCTAACCAATCCACGTACTATTAAACGAGTCATCAAGGGAGAAGAGCAGATGGAGGATGCTTTCAAAGCAACCACCATCACAGTACGAAACAGCCTTTTCTCCTGGTTCTCCGTTGGGTGGGACAGCCTCGGCAATGCTCAACAGATTGCCGGGAATGCTGCGACGCGGGGAGTGGCCGACCTAACAGACGTGCTGCTCGGTAACGCAGCAAGAGGCAACCGCCTTGGTGCCGTAGTCAACACCATTCGCAATCGTAAAGCAGCAAAGCGTTTTATTCTCAAGAACTTCAAGGCCAGCACGGCAGCCGGCGAAGAGATTGGTGAGTTTGCCGCCCTATCCCGTGGTGAAAAGGTAGCTGAGGCAGTCCTGTTCGGGCCTCTGGAATTAAAAGGCTTTGCCGACAGACAGACCCGACGCCTATTCGCCCGCGTGAACATCATGGACGAGGCATACAAAGCAGCCTCCCAAGCCGGTGTCAAGGGCCTGGAGCGTAGGCTATTCGTAGACAACTTCATTCGAGGCGGCCTGCAAGAAGAGTTGCCCGGCCTTGTGCAAGCTCGTATCATCCGTAATGCTAACCGAGGAGCCTTCGTTGTCCCGCGCGGCGTGGGCTTCACCCGCTTCGTTGACAGTCCTTGGACTCAAATCCTCATCTCCCCCTTCGCTCGCTTCGGGCGGGCCTGGCTGGAGTTCACAGCAGAGTATGTCCCCATCATTGGCGCTCCCTTCTCTTTTAAGCGGGCTCTCTCTGATGGCAAGCTGCCCTTCGAGGCTATGACTGACGCAGTCACCAAGCAATTGGCGGGGGCGGGCTTCCTAGACTTCCTCGACCGCATCTATGATGAACTCATCCCCACCCCCTTCGGACTCAAGTATGTGGACAGAGACACTGGCCGCGAGCGGAACCTCCCCTCTCCGATGACTGACGGGGTAGCTATCCTAGCGTCAATCCGGGGGGACGGAGAGAAATTCGCCGGAGCACTCCAAGGCAGCGGCTTAACTTTCCTTGGTGGAGGGCTCGCCGGGGGCCTCCTGACGGGCCTGTCCGACCCAGGCAGCGTGCCTCTCGAACGGATTTGGAATGACATGGATAGGCTAGTTGGCAGCCTCTTTGTTGGTAAGGCTACTCTCCGCATGTTCAACAATATCTTCACGGACTTCCAGGAGGAACCCTTCACTGAGAGCGGCTTCCCACTGCCAGGCGCTACCACACTCCCCTTCCTCACTGGCCGCCCACGCATAAGGGCCGGAGGCGGCGACGAGCCCTCCTTCCTACCCATCAAAGGCACGGACATCCAAGTGCCTCGTTCCCTCGGCTCTCTACTGACTGAGAAAGAGCTTAACGATACCGAACTCTTCAGCGACTTTGTGCGCCGCAAAACAGGCACCAAGTTACAGTTGACCAGATTCCCAAATGTGAAATTAAGGACGCAGAGAGGACTAGAGGTTGACGCGGGCAACCTCGATGATACCGTCAAGCGGTTCTTCGTCCGCCGCCGCAACGCCTACTTCTCAGACCAGGTGGTAGGCAGAGACAAAGACCCCTTCGTGCGCGCCCTAGTACCACGCGCCCTCGAACAGTGGGTCAATACCCGCCTCTCCTATGCCACCAGCATGGCCAAGGTGGACACCGAGCACCAGTTCGCCACTACCCTGACCGCCGTAGGAGCCATCAGAGAATGACCGTCGAAACCATAGTCATCGGCACGGCAGTCGCCGTCAACATCATCACCGTAGTAGGCGTAGCCATGAAGCTCTCTGCCCGCTTCACCAAAGTAGAAGTCTTGCTCAACCACGTGATAGAGAACGACCTCCACAGCATCCGGTCTGAGATAAGCGCGCTGCGCGAATTCATCATCAACCACATCACCAAATCAAACCCTTCTCCCTAAGACAGTCTGCACAAACCACTATATCAGAGAATCCAGCCTTAGTGCTCTGGCGAAGATGGTAACAGGTTCCTGGCTTGTGACTCTGGTCTGGATATGATGGCCCACACCACTCGCAGAATATACAAGACTCACAAGGCCCTTTGCTACTCAGGAATTCGTAAGTTACCATAGTCTGCACCCACCTTTGCCGTGACAGGCACCACCAACCCACCCATCTCCTTGACTGGCTGCGTCATAATATCTTTGAGACGTGCGATTGTAGCTGTTGCCGTACCAACAGGTAGGCAATAGACAAGCTCATCATGGACGATGAGGATGGGAACCAGCCCTTCCGCCTCCCATATATCCAGAGCCCGCTGATTGACAATGTCAGCAGCACTAGAGCACCCGTAGTAGTGACAGCCCTTCTTCTTCCTCGTATGAGCATCTTGTCCATAGATATACCTCACTCTTCCAAAGGGGTTGACTAAGGTAATGTCTCCCCTCTCGAAATTGTCTGAGACTTGCCGCTGCCATGTTCGTATAGCCGGATACGCACCGAAATATGCTTCTTGGAGAGCGACTGCATCAGCGACGGCTCCTTGGCGGCGGCTTCCAAACACTCGCTCAGCAAGGCTTGCAGCAGTCTCTCCGTAATTAGTTGAATGAATGGTTTTCTTCCCTTCATATCGCTGCCAGTCTGTGACATCATCATACCTCTTGTTGTAGATTCGGCTCGCTGAGAGCCGGTGAAAGTCCATGCCCGAAGCGAAGTCAGCCAGCATCTGCTTGTCTCCAGCCAGCCACGCCACACATCTGTTCTCAATCTGTGAGAAGTCCAGCCCCACAATGACCATGCCCTCCGGAGCCACTATCATGCGGCGCAGTGACGGTGGGATGTTCTGGAAGTTCGGCTCACTAGACGAGAAGCGCGCCACATCCGTGCCCGTCACATTGAACGTGGGATGTACCTTGCTCTTGCCTAGTGGGAACCACGTGGTGATGGGCTTGACCCCCAGCTCCTTGTAGTCTGCCAACTGCTCCATCAGCGGGTGCCGGTCAGCCTGCCGCTTGATGGTCACTTCCTTGGTGTCCCGCAGCGTAATCCCCTCCTCCTTGAAAAACGCTATGACCTGCTTAGGGCTGTTGGGATTGAACGGGAAGTCATCCTTCAGCAACTGCTTATTGCCCTGCCACTCACGGTGATACCGCCTGACTGCTCTCAGGTCGATGTCAACTCCTCGCTCCCTCATCAGCACGGCCAGCCTAGCTAGGCGCTGTTGCTTCTCGACTAGGTGCCACTGATTGGTGGTGTCGAGGTCGGCGCAGAGCTGCTCGTAGAGGTAGTAGTTGTAGGCACAGTCTCGCCCATTATACTCCAGTAAGTCTTCCTTATCCTCTTTCCAGCCGGTAGTGGGCCGGTAATAACTGACTGTAGCTCGAAGACCCAACAGACCCAAGTTGGCCAAATGTGCGTGGATAAGGTGAGCGACCACCTTAGTATCGAAAATACAAGAAGGAGAATAGTTAGTGGGATGGTGGCCCATAACATTGAAATCGGCATCGATAACGTTATGACCAATAACCAGGCGAGAGGCAGTAAGACGGGAAACCAATAACTCTTTACTAGCAACCACGTCGTAGGTTGAGTATGCTTTGTCGGCTTCATAAGCTACTCCTATACAGGTAATCTCTTTAGATTTGATGTCCCACTCTAGGTCGAACACCATTGGCCCAGCCTGGTCAGACAACATGCCTTTGACCACCGTGGGGTGCTTCAAGATGGATGGATTGGCATGGGCGGTGAGCAGGTTGTAGTGCTCACGTATGGCAACGGGCAGCAGATTGGGCTGACGCATCACCGCCGATGGGTGAAACGTACAACCAACCAGTTGTCCGGCCTGGAGGGTGACGTGCCCATGCCAATCCGAAATGCCAGTTAGTCCGAGTTTTTGTCCAAGCGCCTTGCCTCCAACCAGCATGATAGGCACGTTCGACGGTACCAACTTGTCATATTGGCGGCAATGCATCTCAGCCTGTAGCTTATCAGTTCCCACAGGGTACGCTTCACCTTGCTTATTCTTAGGGGGCAAACATCGCAGAGTATTGTCAAGATACACGTCCTTTCTGCTGAGTCCAGCAGGATTTAGAATGTTCTTCAAGAGCCACCAGCCAGCCTTACCGACGAACGGCTTGCCTTGCAACACCTCATTGGTGCCAGGGGCCTCGCCTATGATGGCCATCTTTATCTTCGACCAGACCGGAGCAGGCTCTAGTACAAAGCCCTTGCCGACACCATACAGCGGGCAGCCCTTGCACGTGGATGGTTGGCCAGTGCTGCCTGCTTTGGTGGCCAGCGGCATGACCAGAGCTACCATAGGAGGCCTAGCTCCTGAGAGCAGTCTTCGCAATACCACTTTAGCCCTTTATAAGGGGGCGTGGGGTGATGAGCCCAACCAATAATTGTCCTCCGTTTGCGCATGTCTACATCACCGTACTTGGGGCCGCACTTATCACAATAGATGGTCAGAACTCGCACAATCTCTACCATAGATAGCCTTCCTTACGGGCGCAGTCCTCGCAGATATTGAAGTGGTGATAGTCCTTGCATCCCTCATAGTTGCGACAGCCTCGCTCAGCGAAACTTTGACAGATGCCACACCAATAGTCTCTCAATTCATGCAACTGGAGACAGGCTTCCTTAAACGTATTTATAACTTCAGACACGTTTGAATGTACCTTCCTTCTCTTGGAATTCCAGCTTCAGAAAGTCCTGGTCTATGGGTGAGCGGGTGGCGAATCGTATGGAGATGTTATTGCGCTGACGGAAGTCCGGCTTCCATATCACAGCCAGTGTGTCAACGTCAGCGAACAGCACACCAGCCCCTCGTAGGCGTTCGGGTGACGAGAGCGTGCGGTGCTCTGAGGTTTTGCCCATGTGGTGGATGATAATGGAGGCGAAGTCATAGGTCTCTTGCATCTGCGTCAACTCCGACAGTAGGACTTTCATCTCTGAGTTGGAGTTCTCGTCTATGTGGTGGAAGTTGGCGAGCGGGTCGAAGATGACCACGTGCGGCTTGGCCTCCTCGATGTGGCTAGCGATGAGCCCTCGCCCACTCTTAGTATCGAGCCTGCAATCCAGGTCACGGCTGGTAATCCAGAAGTTGTCGAGCACTTTCGTGCCTTTGCGCTCCCCATGTATGTCAGTGAGGCGCTGGACGAGGCGTTCAGGCCCGACCTCTTGCTCAATGAGGAGTACTCGCTTAGGCCCACTGACGGGGAACGTGTCCATGACCAACGAGCCCTCGCAGAGAGAGTACGCAATGTTGAGGGCTAACATGGACTTGAAGGCTTTGGGGTCAGCAGCCAATAAGAGTTTGCCCTTGCGGGGCAGGAGCGGCTTGATGTAAAAGTAGCCGGGCTTGATGACCTGGGTGATGAACGACTTGAAGACCGTCGCCACGATTACCAGACTAATCCATAGTGACGGGCGCAGTCAATGCAGAGATAGGGCGGAGCACCTCCATAGCCAGGGTGCATCCAATTCAGAATAGATTCTACATAGTACTCGCTATGGGCTTCACTACATCTATCACAACTGGTCTTGCACATTTTGAGTTCATAGACCCCAGCAAAATTCGCCACATATTTGCGTATGAGTTTATCGTGTTCGGAGCTTACCATTCGAGACCTATCCTTTGGAGAAAGTCCTTCTTATCCATCTCCACTCGCTTGCCTTCGTGGATAATGACGATGGTATCGGCCTGCGAGACATCCATCTCGAACCACTCCTTTCCTTCTATCTCATTGGTGGACTTACGAAACTCTGTCTTGGGGTCAGGCCATGTACTAGGTTGGGCAGGAAAGAATTGGCCAAGATCTCCGGCGGGCAAACTCCCTGACCCTGCCACGTTACTACCGTTGCCAGCCATTACTCTATTACTCCGTCGATAAGATTCAGCTCAAGGGCTTCGTCAGGCGTGAGCACTGTCTCTCTGCGTTTGATGAGCCCTTTCAACTTCTTGCGTGTCATGCCTGTGCGGTTGGTGATGATGTCATCGAGGAGGGATTGTGTCTTGCGAATCTCTACTTGATTCTCCTCCAACTTCGAGTAAGTGCCGATGCTCTCGGCATGTAGCTCATGAAGGCCGATGGCACAGTGGCGGGTGGCCCAGCGTTTGTTGGCTGCCTGTAGTATGATGGCCCCCATGCTCATGCACTGGCCGGTGGCAACAATGTTGATGGGCGCTCGCCGCCCGATGGTCGTAAGCAAATCATAGATAGCTAAGCCATCAGCCACCAAGCCTCCCGGAGTATTGAGGATGATGCTGATAGGCTTCTTAGAGTCCTCTGCCAAATAGGTGAGGATGCGCGTCAGATAATAATGGGCTTCAGAGTTGATAATCCCGGTGACGTAGACTTCGCGGCGGGCCATGGCCGAACGGTCTATTAGCTCGTGAATGGGCGCGCTAGATTGGTGGGGCTTCCTACTACGGCGTTTGTACCTTGGCATTCTCGTCTCCTTTAGGTCGGTCATCAAATTCCGGGTGTGTCTCTTCATACTCCATGAGAGTCAGGGCACACCAGGCTACACTGGCTAGGTGGTGCTGCCCATCTTTGGGGTCTAGCTTCTCACCGCGCCACCAGTCCCATCCGTGGCGCATCATTGCGGCGAAGACACGGCCCCACTTGAGACCGTTCTCCCAATTTCTGTCGCTGTACTTCTTGGCCCCTATCGTATAGACCTCAACCACCTTGAACAGCGGCTTGACAGGCAGCAGGTCAAAGCGAGCTTTGCCAGTATCATGTTTGGTTCCACTCACTCTGAGTCCATATACTCGTAGTCAGGGTCATTCCACCAGTCAGCACGTTCAGTATACTCCATTTTGTGTAGTTCGTCAACTGTCACTACGCCCCATGGCATGTAGTATTCAGTGCGTTGCATCGGTCTATATGTAATCTTGAAGTCTACGAAACCCGGCACGGGGTCGGCATAATGTAGCTTTACCATGTATGTGACTCTACGCATGATACCTTCCAATGAAGTCTATTGCTTCCCCTACTGTCTCGCAGTAGTGCGACACGCACTCTTGGATGAAGGGGTGGTCGCGCATCAGCCTGTCGCTCTTGGAGCATATGGCTACGACGGGCATCTTCATCTCCCAGGCCCATGCTAGCTCCATCAGGGTGCCTACTAGTGGACGGGTGCTGCCCCACAGGTTGAGGTTGACCAGCAGCATGTCGGCCTGCTGGATGTCGTTGTAGTCCCGCAGTATGATGGACTTGTTGGTCTGCTTAGGCGTAGATAGGCCACCGTCTGTGCTAGTAGCCATGTCTTTGCCTCGGACTGGCGACAGAACGTCGAGGCCCCAGCCCTCAACGAGCCGGAACGCAGCCTCATCACGCCAGGTCAAGGACTCTGGACGGTCGGTGCTAATCAAGCCAGCTAGATAAATAACCACTATTCGCCTCCTTCCATTTGAGCGGCCAACTTCTCGTCCAACTTACGCTGCCTTAGCTGGTCGCCTAATGTCTGCTTCATATGGTCATGCTCCTTCAAGTACAGGATGGCAGAGTCAGCCATCAGAGAGTAGAAGTCTCGACAGCCCTGGACGCAGGAGTCCCATGCCTGAACGGGGTGATGCCTATCATGCAGATGACGCGCCAGCTTGAGCGTGACTGATTCTACCATATGACCCCCAACTCACGAGCATGTTCCTCACAGAATAGCCAAGGGGGGTCGGAAGCCACTGCCCCATTGGGAAACCACTGCTCTAAGCTCGAAAGTCTCTCCTCAACCATTTCTTCACAGACATCACACTCACCTACATCCCAATAGCCGTTGTTAGCGACGGTGGAGGCTTCGGCGTGCCACTTCTTGAGACTTTCTAGTAAAGCAGCTTTTCTTCGCTTGCCTAGCTTTACCATAGCCAGCCATCCTTGCGTGCGTGGTCAATGCACAGCCGCACATGCTCCACCTTACGAGCGTCCCACAGCGCATGATGTGGAGTGTCATTCAGGCAGTTCATAGGATACATCATCTCACCAATAACCTCATGGTAGTGGTCAGCTCCTTGCATCTCGATGATGAGTTTCATGTCTTTGACAAAGTCACCTGACTGCTCGTCGGCAATGATACGCTCGCCTGTCATCAGGTTGTTCACGAGCAGGATACGCCCTTGCTCCTTACATGCTTTATCACCTAGAGCTTCCCACTCCTTCATGCGGTCATGCCACGCTACTGCCATGTCTGTCTCCTTACCATATCAGGCCATGCTCCTGAGCATGCTCTATGCATAGCCACATATCAAAGTGATTGTACGACGGAAGCCCTTGCCATTGGCACACGTCACAGTTAAGGGGGTCAACTATTTCGAGTTGCTTAGTCTGCGATTTCAAGGTGCCAGTGGGGAGCTTTATCTCGATTCCTTTCGTCGAAGATTGCAAGGTCATACTCCTTTGCCAACTGCGCTAGTATCACATGGAACGTCAACTGCCCTAGCTCTGACTTGTCCCACGAGCGTATGTCGATGGCCATGTTGCGATAGTGCCTACTGGTGCGACTGTGCCTGCCGTCGTTACCACTCGTCACGATGAGAGGCTTGCCGAACAACAGGTCGTGCAACACACCCGCCTTCTCCAACGCCAACCGCAGTTGTGGGTGCAGCTCCCCTATATTTACTCGTTCGCTCTTAGCTCTCCACACTCTAGCCTCCTTCATGATATTCACTCCACCAGCCTAAGATTAACCCCCATAGATAGATCAGCAAACCCCACACAACAAGCGTTAAGCCACCTATCATACAGAGGAAAAAGAACTCCAGCATAGAAATCTCCTATACACTAGCCTTTCCTCTCGATGGTAGCCTTCATAGCTATGTCGCCTACTTCCTTCAAGCACTTGCCAGAGCACACCAGGTAAGTCTCCGGCCCCTGCTCCGTATCAGTGACGATGTTGTACCATCCTACCATCTCCTGCTTGACCTCCTGCTCCTCACCAGTCAGCTCCACCATCTTCTTGGTCGTGCAGATATTACATGCCAACTCTAACCATCTCTTCAATGCCATGTTAGTCTCTCCTTACCACATTAATCCTAACTCTCTTGCGTGTTCCTCGCACACCCACGGTATAAGCCCCTGTTTGAGCTCGGCTTGCGTATACATATATTTTCCACAAAGGTCACACCAATTGGGGACTCTTAATCGCCACTGCCCACCCACTAGCCTGAGTGCTTTGTCTACCTCTGTTTTACTTAGAGCCATACTCGTCGATGCGTGGGATGAACTTGCGTAGCTTACCGACCAACTGCTCAAGCTTCACTACGTCTACGATGCAGTGCTCTACTACCTCGTCCATCGCCTGACGCTGCTCCTTGCCCGTGGCCAGCAGAGCACGCAACCACATATGTCCTTCGACGCTGGACTTTGAGCCGAGGCCGAAGTGCTGAAGGATGCGGGCGAGGCTGTTGTATGAGAAGCGCAGGTGCTTACGCGCTATGAGCACCGGGTCAATCATCTTCGAGCGCGGGTTGACTATCAGCCCGCCTGTTCCACCTGATAGCCCGCTGTAGGCGCGAGTGTTGAGGAAGGGCCGGTCGAACTTCATGCCGTTGTGCGCTATCAGCACGTCATGCTTGTTCAGCTCCTCGATGATGTCCAGCACCAGCATGGAGTCATCATATTTGTTGCCCTTCTTCCACGCGGCGTAGTTGTCACCCCGGAAGATGATGGGCTTCTTACCTACCTGCTTCACCACCGCACAGAGCACTCGACCGAAGTCAGCACTCAAGTTACTCGTCTCTATGTCAAAGGTAATTATAGAGATTACTTCTTCTTGCTGTCGCTTTGCCATGTTATCTCCTTTAGATTACGCTCTTGCCACACCAATGGCAGTGCCCATCAGGGCCTCCTGTCCAACAGTGCCCATTTGAAGCTCCTTCAAGAGGCCGGACTTTCAGACACTCATCAGTTATATCCTCAAAGCCTATATCCATCCCCATCATGTCGGCCCCCACACCAAGAAATAGACGAGGGCATTTTGAGCAGGGGTGAATCGACCCTAAGCGGAAGCAGTCATCGGCAAATGGTTGGATGTCATGTAGTCCCCCTTTCTCACAGAATCTAATCTCACTCCCATGCAAAAGAGACAAAAACTCTTCTACCAATTTTTGTGTAAGTCTAATCATGTGCTATCTCCCTACTGCTTTGTTTGCTTGCTGCTTAGTTAAACCTGTACGCATCAACACCTTCACTACGTAATCGTTTGAGAGGTCACTGTCTATGTTGTGAATGAGAATCTGTACGAGTACGGACTCCAGCAGTGTCAGTGGTTTAGCCATTGTCTCCTCTCTGTTCCTCTTCTAACAGCTCTAGTAGTCTGTAGATTACTGCCGCCGCGATGCCTATTTCGATAGTAGTTACTGGAGTCTTATCGTAACGAAGTCTCTTAGCAACCGCCATCGCCTCATTAGCTGTCATCTGCGACACGTCAAACTCAGAAATATCAGGTGTCATCCTCGTCTCCTTCTAGCTGACCAAGTATCTTGTCCAAGTTCTGATGAGAGCGGAGGATGCGGAGGGCTGACTTGGCTCGCCTCGCAGTCAGTTGGGCTGCCACTTGGGGCCTTACGCCTGACCAACGACTGATGTTCTGGAAGTCCCGCGACTTAATCCACGTGCTCCGGTCAGGCTCATGGAGATGCGCGAGACTATCCAACAGCACTACCAGCCACAGTCTTTGTTCATTACCTGCCACTCTACATCCTCTCTCTCAAACTGGAGGCGGGCGGGGCTTTGAACCCCATTACAATAGATTAGCATGCTCTCTAGAGCCCCGCCATATCTATAATTGCAAGCCCCTGCCTGCTCTCAGGTCACTGACAGGGGCCGAAGCAGGACGTACACTCACCACTAAAGATGAGTTCTGACCTGCAATCCCTCAGTCTATACTGCCTCAGTCAAGAGTGTAGTTAGACCTTGGGAGTGAAGAAGTAACTGACTTCGAGCCGTGATGTGTCATCCTTCTGGAGCTTCGTGCCGAAGCCTACCGTCAGGCCCTGTAGCTGGTTGAAGTCCATGTTGCCTTCGGTGATACCAGCGCCAGTGAACAGGCCACGCATCAACTTCTTCACGTTGATGTTGAAGCTAATCTGTTCGTTGGTTGTGGTGGCGGTGAAGCCAGGCTGGAGCCACTCTTGTTTCAGGTTGATGCGAGCATAGAAGGTGCGGTCGGACTGGTCAGTCTCCTTCAAGCGGTAAGCTAGAGGGATGGTCACTTGAGTGTAACCATTACGGACTTCGCGTGACTCGACCTCGCCTATGCGACCGATGGCCTTGAATGCAAAGGCTTCCGGCTTGGGTACATCCTCGACTTTGATATTGCTGACTAGCGTGTTCATGTGTTATTGTCTCCTCGTTTTGTTTTCGACTTACGAGGGTATTTTACCACACGCGTCAGCAAAAGTCAAGGGTTTTCATTTACCAAATTAAACCGAGCTGACTTGCACAAGATAGACAACAGTAATGGCGTCCTCTGCAAATCTGCTTCCTTGCCCACCAGAATGGTCGGCCTGCTACTACTAAGAGCAGACAACCCGGACACGTAAAGTCATTATCTACTTTACTATAACCAGGCGTTAGCATAAGAACCTTTCATTTACCATAAAAGTCCTAGCTCACAAGCATGCTCATCACACAAGAAGGGCGGCTGGTCACTCATCACCCATCTTTTAAAGTTTTTGCGCTGCCGGGCGAAATCACATACATCGCACACATTATACTTTTCTGGAGGAGCCACCCACTTAGTATTGCATGAACTAATATAGGCCCGTATCCCTGTTTCTTGTTTCTTCGTCATAGCCTCTCGATGCGCTTGATACAGACGCGGGGAATGAACCAACAGCCGCCGTACTGCTCACCATCCTCGGACTTGGCATTGTAGATGAGGACGCCATTCTTGATGCGTTTGTAGATGGTGGCCTCGATGGTGACTAGAGGACGCTCGCCCATCTTGTCAAACTCTGTGGAGTTCTGCCACTCTGATGTGCTATCGGAGTCTATCCAAAGCAGACGAACTCTGTCGCCTGGTTGCAGCTCTCGGTACTTTACCATAATAGATTCGCCGCCTGCATACAATCTACGCACCAGAAGCCTACGTAGTATGGCTTACCGTCTTTTGCAAATTCCTCTGACGACTTCATTGAGACACCTTTTCTCTTAACCTTGGACGCCACCTTGTAGTAGCCTTTGTCATCAGCATCATTACATCTATTACAGTCAACTGTATATAGCAGTTTCTTTCTTATGAAGAAGATTGGTCTCACCATAGTAATCCTAGCTCCCTTGCACAGTTTAGACAGCAGTACCAGTAACCTTTAGCCCCAGGTATCTTTTCGTCCCGTTGGAAGCGTGGCATGCCCTTCTTAATTTCTCCTCCACACCTCGTACAATCCCAGTCTCCCACCCAATCTGGCGCGACTCGTACTGCTGTCACCATAGCAGGCCCTCACGTTGGCAACACTCACGACACCAAGCAACGCCTGGCGCTCCTATGTTTTCGCCTACAATCCACCAGCGAGGCTCATCATGCACCACTCGGCAGCGGTCGCAGCCCAGGGCCCTCAATTCAAGGCGACCCCTTATTCGTAGACCTGTAGGCGTATCTGCACTACTCCCTGCTTGACTCGAAATTTGCATGTGTATTTACTCACTCCATTGATGCCCATCCAGTAGGTAGGGCGTTCCTCTTTCCATGAGAGCTTGAAGGCTATGCGAATGGGACTGAAGATGTTGGAGGGAGGAATCATAATCTTCAGGACAGGATGCGGATTGGCCATGATGTTCCAGTCTAGTATCTGACAGGCATACTCATGGACGCCATCGTCGCGCCAGACAGAGATGTCCTTCAGTACCATGTTGAAGGGCACCCACTTCTTGTTGCTCTTGCCACTGTCCTGCATGTGGCTCTCCTCCGGTTGCTGTGCCGCCACACCCATAGCCAGGACAAGACAGCTAATCAAGGTCAAGTATCTCAAGTGATACATAAGCTACACCTCTCTTTTTGAATCCTAACTCCTCTGCTACCCTCTCGCTCACGTCCACGATACGGCGCTGCCTACATGAGTAGAAGTAAGAGCCGACGTACTCACAGTAGGGGCCTCGGTCAGTTACTATCGCTACCACTCCTGTCGAATATCTACCACCAACTCCACGACGAACCAAACGAATAAGAGTCCCGAAAGGTAACTGACGATGTGCAACCGTGCTGTCCCTGCCGGTGTAGACACTACCGCTAGCAGTCCGACGACCAATATAGTGACCGCCATACCACGAAGCCAAGCCATGTTCTATCTCCTTCCACTTAAGTTCTTCGATAGGCGGTAGTGTGCCGCCAGTGTGAGGCAGTAGCATGAGCAGCAGTACCAACCATCTTACCATATAGCCACCAACTCTGCGGCACAATGGTGACAGTACCACTGTGTGATGAGGTTCGTGAATTCTATGTCATACTCGGCGCGAGATTTATTACACCCATCTGGTACTGTAGCCGCACCACCTATAGCACCACATAGAGTGTTAGAGTTCCAGCTTATCTTCGTGAAGCGGACAACCGACTTTACCATAGCAGCCCCAACTCTCGCATGCACTCATCACATGCTCTCTCACAATTACCTCGTCCTCGAAGGGCAGATATCCGCATACTATCGAGGTCAATCGTGGCGTCATGAGTAATCCAGTGACAAAGAACCCTTAACTTATGACAGAAGAAACATTGTGTCGGGTCATACTCAAAGCGGCGGAGTATCTTAACGTATGGCTTGCTGGTACTTGGCCCAGAGCTGCTTGAGGTCAGAGGTTTCTTCGTCTGAGAAGGCATTGGCGTTCCCCTTAGGCAAACGATTTCCGGCAAAGATACGGCGGGATACATCCCTACGAGTGCGGAGCTTGAAGTTGGGCGAGCCGAGACAGTAGAAGATGAATGAGAACTTGCTTGTTATCAGGGACATGGTGGAGGGGGGGAGGTCGGGCTTAATCCACGGCAGCTTGAAGTCATCTTCGAGCGACCTCTCTAGTGCGGTCACTATCAGGTGATAGTCACCTTCGAGCAGGGCCTCAAGAGAGTTGCGAGCGTGGTCTTTGATAGCCTTGTATACTTGACGGCCATCCTTTATCTCGTTACGGAAGCGTGTCTCATAGAAGTTGATGAGTTCTGTGTAGTCATCAATGACTAGAGTGTTCCACTCGCCGGAGAAGAACTGACGAGGGGCATCGAGCACATGGTCTACCTCTCTCGCCGTCCTCACTCTCACGTAGTCTATGCCTAACTTCTTAAGGTGGGCTAGCTGCTCTTCGGGTTGGGTGCTGACCACTCGGATGAGGGCAGGCTCGACGATGCTGGTGGCGCAGGTGGTCTTGCCGCTCTTAGTCTCTCCGAACAAGAGGATATGAGCGTGTGCCTGGTCTAGCTCACGTGTGTTCTTGATGGCGAGGTTGAGCTTGACACCCACCGCACCGCTGGCTTGTGGCATGATTAGCTGTGACATAAAGTCTCCTTGAATTCACAGCCATTGTACCACAGTTGAGAGTGAAAGTCAAGTCACCATAATAAGTTAAGTTCCTGGCCATGTTTGAGACAAACTCTAGGTATTCCCTGCCTCCCATAAGCGTTTAGCCACTTGTGATTTAACCACTTATTTGTAAGGTTTTCTTTCTCACAAACGTCACAAGCCATCAGAGCATCTGTCGTCTGTGTGACTCCAACCTCCTGAACCCACGCGAGCCATTTATCTATATTCATCATAAGTCACCATAGCAGCCCTAGCTTACCATACACACATTCTTCACAAGCCCAATGGTGTCCTTCTCCTTTGAGAAAGCGCCGTTCCTCCAACTCATAGGCTTCGGCTGCGAACCTCAACGGCTTGCCGCATGAGGTGCATCGGTAGGTTGGGAAATCCGCAGCGACCGACCGAAACCGACGGGAAGTTCGGTCTATTGTGGGGTTTCTTTTGCGTGGGTAGCGAGTATCTTTTACCATATCAGGCCATGCTTGCGAGCACAGTCCTCACACATATGGCTAGTCATAAAACCTTTCGAGCCTCTGTAGGCTCCAGCAAACTCAAGGTAATCAAATGGGTAGGAAATTTCTCTTCCACAACAGTCGGGAATCCAAGAGCCGAGCTTCATCCAACCCACTTTAGTGCGGAGCTGGACGAAGGATGGCCAGGTGCTCCTCTCGTTGCTTAAAGCCCGACGTGTCTTGCTCCGGTCTGCTGATGCCACAGATTTTACCATACTCGCACTTCTCCTTGTTCATGCAGGGCCATGAGTTCTCAGAGTGGGGCCACGGCTGGTCTATGCCGAAGGTACGGCGCATGAACTCTATCATCTCACACGTTTGGTGGATAGCCAGCCGCATCAACTCTAGTTGGTACTCGGTACGCTTGACTACCAGCTCCCATATGACGGGCGGTGAGGACTCAACTACCGTGCGTACCAGTAGACCAAGCGGCTTGTAGCCGAGAGCCTGCGCGCCTATCAGCTCGAACTCTGCCTGCTTACGCGTCTGCCACTGAGTGCTTATCTTAGCGAAGGTGTTACGTGAGTTGGTAGTCTTGACCTCGCCCACCCATTGGCGACCATCTATCTCCAGTATCTGGTCTATCTTGCCACAGATGGAGTGAGGTGAGTTGGGCAGTTGTTGGAGGAACTCCGGCTCGGCAGCTAGTATGATGGGGCCGCTTGGGTTATAGCGTTGGAGCCAGTGTGCGAACATGCGCTTGGCAGCAGCGATAGCCTTGAGGTCTTGCACCTCTCTCTTCACCAGGAGTTCAATTTCTGCTCCACTCCTACCCTTGCTATGATGCTCAAGCATAAGATGGAAAGAAATTCCCCGCTGTAAGTAGTAGTTCGGTGTGGCTGGCGTAAGATTGAGAAGGTAGTGCAGCCTATACTTCTCCATGTTGCGGTGGAAGGCATCATACCTGGAGAAGTCGAGATTCATAGTGCCTAGTATAGCACACTATGAAAGGGAAGTCAAGCTACCATAGCAAGCCTAGCCGATGGGCACAGTCGAGACATATATAACCGCCGTCCTCTATTGGCCCCGCATAGCTCCACGATTGACTCCAGTAGTATTGGACTTTACACTCTGGACAAGTCCAACCAAATCTCGCATCCCTTTCCTCGTGGCCTAACCATAAGGGGTCAGCCTTGACGTGGTGCACCTTGATTACCATATCAAGTTCCTCTCTCTGGCGCATGACTCACACACCCAACCCATTGGGGAGCTGGCACCTACCTGAGTCAGCATCACCAACAGGGTATCAGGATTGGACAGTTCCGTGTCGCACCAGTTGCACTCAGGATAAGGCTCGATTGTTTTCTTAGGATTGTTGAACCAAGCCTTCTCTACTGTTTCAACCATCCCAACCACCCACCCCACATCACGAGACATAGACAGTACCGACCAGGTTGTGGACTTTAGGTGGTGGCTGCACATCCTCGACGGTCAGTACCACCAGGGTAGGCACGGCATAGCTGGTCAGCCACTCGACGTAGCCATCGGTGACGATGATGTTGAACATACAAGCATCCTTCTTGGCCTGCATATCTACCTCGTGGATGTCGGTGCCGCCGCTGCCCTCACGGGCTATCTTCTTGATTTGACTGGCCGTGGTCAGGCGGAGACGCTTGATGATGGCGCAGGTGAAGTGGTAGACATAGAGTTCCTTGAAGCCTAGCTGTTGGGTGGCAGAGTGGACGGTGCCTAGTATCTGAGTGAACATCTCGTCACATACGGAGCCGCTGTTGTCAAGAGAGAGGGCGAAGCGGCGAGCTATGGGTTCGCTGGCTAGGTTGGGCAGTACCATGTAGCGTCCATCACACATGGCACGGCGGTAGATGGAGCGGGGGTCGAAGTGCTTGCAGTTGGTGTCGAGTGCGGTCAAGTAGCGAGCCAGTTGGCGACGCCAATCGGGAGGCTTGAGCAAGCCAAGCCTATCAAGTAGGAGCTGTCGTAGCTCACCTACTTGGTCGCCAGGGGGCTGGCCACTGATGCCCTGTTGAAGAGTCTTGGTGGTGGCCTCACGTGCCTGTTCCGCTATCATCTGTGCCACGCCTGTCTGTGGTTTGCCATCACCATCCTTGCCATCCCCACCGCATAAGCATAGGACTGGAGGCAGCTTATTGGCGGGGTCTTTCTTCATCTCTTTGTATATCTCTTCCCAAGCGAGCATCTTCCACTTCTCTACCGGCTGGTACTCAGTGCCCTTCGGGGTGTTCCAACCAGACAGGCTCTCGACCAGGGTGTTGACGGCGTACTCTTGAGCACCAGTGGCGAGGTCATGGCGATAGTCGTCTCCTTCTTGGCGCGCCATAGCTTGGCGGCGTCGAAGGTGGTCGCATAGGAAGTGGGCAGCTTCGTGCGCCAGGATGAAAGTTATGTCGGCCTCAGTCTGCTTGGCAACGAACTCTGGATTCACCTTAATCTTGAGAGTCTCATTGTTAATTCCAAGAGTCTGGATTGACTTGTCCTCTTCGTAGGTAGCTGCATAGAGGATGGCATCGAATGCAGGGATGGCCTTGCATACACCTCTGCGCCACTTCTTAATCTGTTCCATCAGGTCATATTGCATTGATAGGCTCCTTGTCTAACCATCGTCCACAGTAGAGACAACTAAGGCGGGGCTTCCCATCGTAGCTGCCATCGACTGGCACATGAGGCTTATTGTAGTTGGGGCCAAGAGGAGGGTCAGCCTTACATAGCTCCCTACTCACCTTTGTACTTTTCCAGAAACAAGTGATGAAGTCTCTTTATCTTTTCGTCTTTGAGCAACTCTACTGTAGGGATGCGATAGGTGAGCAGGCGGCCAACGATGTAGCTCTTCTCATCGCCTATCTGCTTCTTGGCTAAGGTGAGGAACTTGTAGGCTTGGGGTATCTTGGTGATTTGGCCAGCGGTGGTGAGGTAGACAGCGAGCAGGAGGTTGGAGTCTTCCGTATTGACGGGCTTACCATCGAGTAGCTGCTCAATCAACTCACTATAGTCGTTGCGGAACTGATAGTAGCGCTGGTACTTACGGCCTGCGTTCTCGCCGACGAACATGGCTGCCTCGTCTGGCCCAGCAGCCTTGTGGTTGAGGGCATGGGAGAAGTTTGTCCATGCACGGGGGTCAGCCACCTTGAGCAGGTCAGTGTCTTTGAAGTCATCATGCTGGTTCAAGATGTCAGGAGCCAGTTGGATGGCTGTGATTACGGACTCATGCACTCCACGTGAGAGTGCCCACTCCAACCAGGAACGGACAGACGTTTCGATGTGCATGATGATAGGACGAGAGGCGAAGGCTTTGTCCATCTCGAAGGTGTACTGTGCGTGCCATGCGTTGCCTGCGCCTATCACATAGGTATCCTCCAAGTCGAAGCCATTGAGCTTCTTCTCACTAAGTACCTGAAGCATGCCTGACTGTGCGATGGGCTGGATGCGGTCAATCTCATCGAGGAACAGGATGCGCGGGCCAGGCAGGTTCATCACCTCATCTACTAGGGGAGGCTTGGCGAAGTACATGGTGCGAGTGGCAGGGTCAATGCCGACACCACCCGTGTCAAGTGGGTGTACCTGACTCAAGTGCCTGATGATGTTGGACTTGACGACACCCGCCTCTAGAAGTTCACGGAACAAAGAGGTCTCACTCTCTGTCTTGCCGATGCCCACCGCACCAATACCAATCATGGCAGGGCATTTGTCAGGCGGCAGATTGCTAATCATCCGCTTGAGTATGTCCTTGTAGCCAGAGACTGTGGTCTGATACAGGTTGTGTGTGCTTAGTGCTTCTTGCTGCTCCTTCTTCTTCGTTGCCATAGTTCGTCACCCCTCCTTTAGTATGCGTCCTCTACCTTCCACTTCAAGCCTTGCTTGGCGGCACATGCCGTGCATAGGAGATTCAGATTGCCGAATCCATCTTTCGGAGCATCAGTAATCAGCAAGGAATGTATGTCCCCTTTTATTTCCTGGCCACAACCCATGCCAATAGAGACTGAATCGGTGGTAAATGGTGCTCCACAATGACCTAAAATAACACAGCCCTTCCTATGGACACGTAGTATCCTTATCATATCACCTCTCCTTGTGATGTGTTACCATAATAAGCCTAACTCTTGTGCATGGGAGGCACAGAGCAGGGGTGGACTACCTGAGTATGGCCCTTTATCATCCCATGCCCTCTTAGCTATATAACTTACTAGTGTGACATGAGATTCCTCCTTAGCACGCTCTAAGCAATAACAAATATCACAATCTCGCGGGGCCATAGCCACGACCCACTTCCCAGCATGCTGTTTGAGGAACCTGAGCATCACTCGGCGTTGAGTCTTGTGCATTACCACACCACATCTAGCTCCATGGCGTGGGCAAGGCATAGGTTGGGGAGCATGGTAGTGATACCACCCTCTCCATCGTCAATATAGGATTCCAACGTCAGGTTGACGTTAGGACGCTCGACCCAACATATGTCACAGTCACCGTTAAACTCCACCCGCCCGGAACACTGTTTAATGTATCGGAGCATTAGCTCCTTATGAGCGGCAGTCATCGGCAGGCACGCTGGTGCCGCTCACGTGGAGTGGATAGGATATGGATGTGGGAGTCAATGGGTGTGTACGACGGCTTGCTTGCCATATCACTCTCGGCCTCACTCATGTAGCCACGTACCCGTTGGACTTGAAGGGAGTGGGTTGAGCACCACTGAGAGCGGGGTACGGCAGGAGTGAAGCAGGTGGGCATGGCGCAGTCAGTCATGTACCACCCCAAAGACATGGAGCACACCAACTATCAGAGAGGCGAGAGCAAAGAAGGCATCAACACCGGCCATCCACTCTCCCCGCTTCAGCTTGCGCTCACTCTCACTAAGCAATAATTGTGCCATGATGAGGAACAACAACCAATCGTGATTCATGTTCGTCTCCTAAGTTTGGACAACAACCACATCAAGAGTAGCAGTTCAATGGGACACACTAGCTAACTCCTTTAGACGCCAAGATAAAGAGCTGCTCCGAGCATGATTAGGATGAGACAGCCCGCTACCTTGCAGCGTTTCGACTCATCCAACAGGAAGAGAACAGCGAGGCCAACGAATAGCATCTTGATAAGCATGGGTTAACTCCTTTAGAATCAGTAAGCAGTAAAATAAACTTGGAAAGTAGGCAACCTTTGGGTGATAGAAAGCATCTTACCCACCAAAGGGTAAGAAGGCGATAGCTGTGGGGTATTTACCATAGCACCCCAACCTCTCTCGCATGGTGCTCGCACAGGTACCAGTCATGGGAAGCCGAGGAATAGAGTACATATGTTGTAATTTGGAGACAGATATCACACCCCGTACCACCCCCAATATGTAGCTCACCCCCCATCTCAAGGCTTTTGCGAATACTAGCATAAGTGGATTCCTCCAGTCTCACCACAGTACACCCACCTCTCGCTTATGGTGGTCGCAGAGACACCAGTTTACACCTAGCTTGAGTACAGTACGAACACTACCATTACAGACGTGACAGTCAAAAGATTTATGAGTTTCTTGGTAACAGAAACCATTAGTTGCTATAGACTCTCGTATCTTCTGGTGAGTAGACTCCGCTAGTCTTATCATAGCTCCCTTGTCTCTCGACACCGCGCCTTTGGGGGCGCTCCTACTTGGCTACCAGAGCCAGCCGTTCTCATAGCAACACTCCTCACAGTAAACGATGTTGTTGTATCTACTCCCACTTATACTGCTTGGCACATGATAGGCACGGTCTGACTTAATGAAGCCCCCCTTCTTAGAAAGATAACCTCCATGACAAGCCCCATCTTTGTGAGGGTAGTGCGGCCATCCCCAGGGATAGCGATAGAATCTAAGTCTCTCACTTACCATAGTACGCCCATCTCTCGTAAGCAATCCTCGCAGTAGAGCATATTGCCCGACGCAGCGGGGCAGTCGTAGTAATAAGCTCGCTTTCCACTAATGAGATAGGTCTCATCATCCCTGTATGCCTTACTATGCCAACACTGACCCTTAGTGTGGTAGACTCGTGCACCATATACCCAGGCGAACTTTACCACAGCCAGCCTCGCTCCCTACAGCAGTTCTCACACCACCATCCATCCTCATTGGTGTTTCGGCCTCTCTCGGACTGTGGCACTCCCATCACCATATAGCTGTGCATACTTATAGGTTGTCCGTCGGCCTTATACCAACTCCTAGCTCCATAGCACATGCTCTTATTGTGTCCCCCCTTATGGTGGTACTGGCTGGTTAGTTTCTTCTCACCTACTCGAATAGACATGGCTAAAAGTTAGAGGCCAACGCAGCTAGACGAGCGAGATAGAGCACTGTTAGCCCGAATAAAGTGATGACAAATAGCACTACTGCTACCGATATTCCTTTATTCATTTTCCTTCTCCTCTTGACAGACCCTATAGGCTACCAACTATTGTGCGCCAACTGTAATTGGATTAAAAGGCACAAGTTAAACGAGGTTAGCTGACCGGAGCAGTCAGCGTGAGTAGTTGATGTCCTTCGCTGCGTGGTCACACAAGGGGCACCACATCAGCCTGCCTATCATCCGCCTAAATGGCCGACCATTCATCCGTCCATCTGTGCCTGTGACCGGCTTGCTTGAGAGTGGTGTGCCATGGACGCTGCATTTGGCTGTCAACTCACGTATTGTAATCACCGTTATCTCCTCATCAGGCGCTTGCCTGGTATGCCCTTCTTGTAAGGGTGTTTGTGGTTCCATGCCTGGATACGCTTGAACTCAGGCGACTCGCTGCCGTAGAGCTTGGCCAGCCTTAGCCTGTCAGACCAAGTGAATAGACCTTCGGTGAGGTCACGCCATATGCGGGTATGTGTGTTCTCTTGGGCTGAGCCACCAGTTGGTCGGCGCTTGCGGTGCCTATGCCTGACTCGCGGGTTGTAGTCTCTAGTTGCCATAGGCCATGACGAAGACTATCATCCACACCCATCCTAGTATAGCAACGGCAAGTCCAACGGTTACTACCACGCGGCGTAGTACGGTGCGTACCACATCACCCATACCTACGCCTCCACGCCTCTCTGCTCCGGTCAGACTCCAGCTTGGCAAGTATGGCTCTCGCCTCAGAGAGTATGAAGAGTATAGCGTTCCTCTTGCTAGTGAGTCTGATGTGTGCCGCCCAATAGCCAAGACACCACGCTACTGCCAATACAGCTATTAATCCTATCCCCTCCATGATTAGCTCCTTAGCGGCCATGCGATGCCGCATTGACGTAGAAACTCTTGGTCTGTCTTGTAGTGAGCTTGGAATAGCAGCTCATCATCTAGCTCCGCAGCTAGGCGACGCTGCCTGTCCAGCTCACGTTGTAGCATGCCCTCGAAGTCAAGTGCCATGTCTGTCTCCTTAGTTGATGAAGTCGAGATAGGCTATAGAAAAGTTAGCTATTGCGAAGACTGCATAGCTTACCTTCCAGGGCCATGTCTTGCTGACGAAGATAAGACAAAGAACCATCATACAACCGAGCACCGTATTCATAACTACCATCATCGTCTGTCTCCTTATAGGATAAAATATCCTATACCATTAACGAAATTTAGGACTGCAAACGTGATGAATGTCCACTTCCAGCCGGTCTGTTTGCATCCGGCGGCAACATATGCCATAACAATCATCCCGCACGCTGCTGCTATGCTAAGTACTCCTAACATTGGTGGTCTCCTCTCGTTGGTATAGTCCTGCGTCCTCACTCGATGGTGAGGAGATAGTAAGAGGTTGACCCGTCCTAGCAAAGGACTACTGGTATGCCTACCAGTTATGTCTAAGGCCCCACTAACGTAGAGGCTCACGAAGGCCAACCTCTCTAAAAGGTGAGAGCATGAGCGCGACCTAATGCAGACGGCGGACGTTTGCATCCTGCGCTGGCCGCCCCGTATACGCAGGTATACTCTCTCATACTCTCTAAATTCAGTGACTAAGGTGAGCTTATCCGTTTACCCCGTCACTTAACCCACAGTATTCACTAGCCTTGACTCATAAGGCGTACTCAGTGGCTCTAAGAGCGTTTCTTCACTGACGCCTGCTTATCCCTGCTCTTGCCTTAGTTAGTTCGCCTACTCCATCAGCTTCAATGGGAGTGCTCTACTAAGGCGTGCTTGCCAGGTTCTCTGCATTCGGGATGCTATACTCAGCTAGTCCGTCTTGTGGTGAGCTAAGTTAGACATGGTGAATTAGGTGGGGTCAGGTTGGGGCCAGAGTGAGCATGTGTCCTGTCCTTTGGGGTACATGTAGAGTGCACTAAAGGAGGATGGAGCTGTCTCACTATAGCAAGCTGGCTCGTCCGGTCAGTGTCCCTATGCACTAACGCTACCATCACACTAGCTTAGCTTGTTGGAGCAGGGTAGGTAGATTGCCTCACTAAGAGTACGACTCTACCGTGCCGGTGTCTGTGGCAGTACAGCTAGGTCACTAGCCTAGCTTATGGGGGTCAGCTATCACTCGCCGCACCTACCAGATGTTTCCGGTTATGGCCCTGTCTCGCTGATTGCGTTTTCTCTCGCAACCGTCGCCAGCTTACCACAAAATTTTTCTTTGTCAAGTGTTTTCTTTGGCCATCAACGTGCAGCGCAAGCAATTCAATGGCCGTTCCGTGTTTGGTATGGCAAATGCTTAGGCAAGCAATTTGATGGCCGTTTGCGGTTCGGCATGGCAGATGCAAGGCCAAGCAAGTCAAGTGCCATACTCGGATGGCAAGCAAAATGTATGCGCAGCACGTCATGGGCCATATGGGGTGGGTTAAATGACTCATACGATTATACTTGACATACACAAGTTTTGTGGTAGGCTAGGGTTGTGAAGAGTCTATCAAATGGAGAGTGACACAATGACGAACGCAGAACAAAAGATGCAAAAGTTGGAAAGGGAGAATGAGAAGTTGAGGGCGAAGTTAGCCGCCAAGAGTAACATCCGATTCAAGGTTGCGGCTAAGGGCGGCGTGAGTGTGTATGGACTCAACTCACGCTTTCCAGTCACGCTGTACGCGCAACAGTGGACTCGTTTGTTGGCCAGTAGTTCGGCCATTGAGCAGTTCATTGACGTGAACCGTGACAAGCTGGCGTTTAAAGACGCCGACTAGGTCAGCGTCCCGCTTGCTCTGCGGAGTGGGCGGGCCGATGTGCTAGTGAGGTGATGCGATGGAAATGGAAACTCCAAGGGTTAGGTTGTTGCGGTTGCTATGCTGGGTTCACGGTATGCAAACGGTTGTGCGGCGTGCGGTCAAGGGTAAGCATGCGGGCGAATATCGGTTGGAGTGCAAGTGCTGGCGCGGTGCAGCCACGGCTGATCAGCGGTTGACGGAGCAAGCGACATGACGCTAACCTTTGACCAATGGATGCAAGTGGTTGACGTTATGCTGATGCGCTTGACTAGTCATTCGTCCGATGGGTTGCCGGATTGGGATTACCGCAAAGCTTATGATGCAAGGATGCAACCTGTCCCGGCAGCGAGAGCAGCGGCGGAAGCAGCAACACACTTCTAACTTACTGAGGAGGCAACATGAACCAATGGGAGAGAATAGGAAGGCATCGGGAAATGGTGCGCCAAATTATTCAAGAGGGTTTGACGCGTGAACAGATTTGTACAGAGCTAATGACTAATCAGCTCACGGGAAAATATCGGCATCAGATGTCGCGTGAGCATTTGATAGAGTTGTTAGCTATGTCACGCCTTACCAAAGTCTAACTACTAGCCCCCATGCTCGCATAGATGGGGGCTTTCCTTTGTCTAATCCTTATTTAGAATTAGACCAATTCCATAGTTAACTAACCAGTTGGTTTGTACTAAAACTAATTCCACTTACGCGCTATTTAGATTTAGACTTAGACTAATTCCAATTAGTGGGGACGTGCTTCGCATTCACAGGCGTTAACTCGCGAAGTTAACCACAGTTAAGTTTCATCGAATCAGTTAGCTAACGGGGGGGAGCACTTAGCTAAGCGCTTAGAGGGGGGGTAGGGGGGGTGATGTAAAAGGGTCTCTTTGAAGGCCGTCTCAGCCGGGTCTCCACCTGGTCATGGAGCCCCTTGACAGCCCCCCTGCCCATGTGCTATACTGCTAGTAGGTGCGAGACTAGGTGTTCGGAGTTTGGGCTGTTGCTCCCGCCTACTGCGCCGCGCTGGGTACGACACCACCCGTGAGTGGTTCCTCTCTGCGTCCAGCTATATGCGTAAGCCGACAGCCGTTGGTGAAATAGCGTAGTCAAGCAGCAGCCCATGCTTTCCATGTACGACGAATAGCAAGGAGAATTAAATGGCAGTAATCTATCCAGACGAACTTACCCTACTCGATGCAGACGCCTCAGCCACGACCAATGGCGTCGAACTCTACGTCCAGAACTTCAGCTTTGTGGGCGTCCAGCTAACTGCCGCCTCTAGCTGGGACGGCACCGTGACCTTTGAGGGCTCCGTCGATGGCTCGACCTGGGGCTCCCTCCAAGGCGAGACCATCAGCGACGGCACCCTAATCACCACAGCCACGGGCACCTCCCTGGACGACCGCTACCGCTTTGACCTGTCCGGCATCAAACTCTTCCGTACCCGCGTCAGTGGCCAGTCCACTGGCAACATCACAGCCAAAGTCCGGCGGGAGCGTCAGTAATGCCCGGCCGTCTCCCTAGACTCCCCGGCGTCGTAGCCTCGATAGATACGGCGGGGGAAGGATTCGTAGTGGTGCCAATCATAACGCCGGGCAACCTTGTCACAATGCTCATTAGCAGCGGGGTTAATGCTACTTGGGTATTCCAATTCATTCTACCCGTTAGAATTACATTCACCGAGATTGTCACCGAGATTACAACTGGCGGCGCTTCTGGAAAGAAATATGGAGTTGGATTCTATGACAAGGACAAGAATCTGATTATTGAGACAGGAGCACTTGATGCAGAAGCGGTAGCCATAAACTCTACAAACGTTACATCTACCACGCTGGAACCTGGAGTCTATTGGCAAGCTCAGACAACTGATGATGCTGCGACGCAAGCGCGTGGACTTGCTTCAGCGGTTGTTGATGTGTGGGATTTAGCCAATAAGAATAACACACGCTCAGGGACAGGCAACGCCTCCAGCGCGGGAGTCTTGCCTGCAACGATTGGTACGATTACCAAAAGTACGATTCGATTTCCAGTGGCTATTCTTTTGGAGCCCTAATGCCCACACTCTGCCTCATCCTCGCAAGCGGCTTCTGGCTCCTGACCGCCACAACCATAGCAACCACCGTAGCCGACATCGAGCTGACCCAGCACTGTATCCATGCAGGCACCTGCCGCGAAGCCAACCCGCTGCTGCCCTCAGGTCGTAAGCGAGCCTACGCCATAGCCCTCCCCATTGCCATCGGCATCAGCTATCTGGGCCACAGATGGCACAAGGATGGCTACAAGTATTGGTGGGTGCCCCAGGCAGCCGTTGTTGCTGGCCACAGCGTAGGTATTGGTTTTGGCCTCCGCTTCGTATGGTAAGTTATGTATGACCCTAGACGAACTTAGACAGGAGCCCGAATACAAAGCCTGCACGCAGCGGGAACAGGTCTTCCTCGTCAGCTATCTAGGGAACGGTCGTAATCCCATCGAGGCTGCCTCAGTCGCCTATGATTGCAAAGACGAGAAGTCAGCCGTCAGTATAGGCCGCCGCAACCTAGCCCGGCCTCCCATCGTCGCAGTCATCAGCAAGTTCGATGGTGCCAAGCCAGTGACCATCTCGGAGATATGGCTGGCCATCCGTGAGAGTATGCAGGAGACCGGCAGTGTCCGGTTCCAAGCTACCAAACTAGCCGCCCAAATGCTAGGCGTCATAGACAAGCGAGATGGCGGCGTGGACAAAGCAGACATAACAGCCCTACAAGAATTAGCGGAGAGAGAAAATGGCACAGACGAAAGCTAAGGATGCTCAGCGGCGTCGCCTAGCCAAGCCCAAGCCTCCGGTACGAGTTCTGAAAGGTAAGAAGCGCAAGCCCAAGCCTGTCATTGGCCCGCGTGCAGGCATCCCTGCTGGACTAGCCGCGGCTCTCCGAAAGCGTCGAGCAAAGAAAGCGGCAGCGAAGAAGAAGCGTGAGGGCGTGAAGAGAATCCTTAGCACACCAAAGAAGAAGAAACCCTAATGCCTAGCCATACAGTCAGTGAACGTAGGAAGCGTGCAGGCGTGCGTCGTATTCTTAGCGCCCCCCGTCTCAAGTCTCGTAGCGTGCTGGGCGGATTCAAGCGCCGCAAGCGTTCGCGGGCACTTAGCCTAGCCCGTAGGAGACGCTAGTGGCTATCTGGAGTTTCATCAGTGGCCTCCTGGGGCCTGTCTCCAAGATAGTCGATGACCTCCATACGAGCGCCGAAGAGAAACTGCTTATCAAGGCTGAGCTAGCTCGCATCCAGACCGAGTTCGCCTCCAAGTCCCTGGACTATGAAGGCAAACTATTCGAGGCCAAAGCAAAGATTATTGGTCAGGAAGCCACCAGTGAGAGCCCCCTCACCCGGATGTGGCGTCCCATTACTATGCTTACCTTCCTGGGCATCGTGGTTTGGTTCGTAGTAGGCAAGGCGGCTGGCTGGCCCCTTCCAGATGAAGACTTCGTCAACAACATCTTTGGTCTAATCAAACTTGGCCTAGGCGGCTACGTCATTGGACGCTCAGCCGAGAAGGTTGTGCCTGCGGTGGTCGCTGCCCTCAAGAAGAAGGAGAACGTCTAGTGCTCGAACACATCCTCGAACGCTCCTTCCTCCACCTGGGTTGGGCTCCGTGGGCCATCGGCCTATCAATCTATGGCTTCTGGCTCCTAGGCCGCTACAAGCCCACCTGGAAGCTGCAAGGGCCGTGGCGCTGGGTCGTGCCTGGCTTGGTAGCCCTACTGACTATCTTCCTACGTGAGCCCTCAGATGTGGCTGGCGGGGGCTGGCTCGGCAAGAGCTACATCGACTTATTGGTATGGGCAGGCAGCATGACACTTGCAGGTCTCGGACTGCGGTGGTTCGTGAGGCACTTTGACGAACGAGCAGGCTAAACTTGAACAGAAGCGACAGGAATGGCGCAGGCGTGCTCAAACTGACTTATACTGGCTCGCAAAAGAGATTTTGGGATACGACCTCGTGCCCCATGTCCACCGACCCGTGTGTGAGCTTTTCGTTCACAAAGACCCCACCAAGCCCTTCGCCGAGCAAGACGATGTCAAGCAGCGACTGCTACTTGACCCTAGAGGACACTTCAAGACTACCCTCGACATCTGCGACATTGTTCAGTGGATTCTTTGTTTCCCTAATACTCGTATCCTCGTTATGTCTGGCACTCGTGAGTTGGCTCAGCGGATGAACAAAGAGATTAAGTATCACTTCCAATACAACAACCTCTTCCGTGAACTGTTCCCTGAGCACTGCCCAAGGAAGAAAGTCGGGGACTTTGGCACTGCCGATGGCATGACTACCCTAGCACGCACCCACCTTCGCCTCCGCGAGCCCACTGTCTCCATCTCCACCATAGACTCAGTCAAGGCCGGTTCCCACTACGACATCATCAAGTGCGATGACCTCGTGAACGAGACCAACGTCGCCACCAAAGACCAGATAGAGAAGACTATCCAAGCCTTCCACTACACCACGCCCATCTTAGAGCCGCACGGCTACCGAGACGTGATAGGCACTCGCTACGACTTCAGCGACCTCTACGGCCACATACTTGACAGCGACCCAGAATCCTGGCGCGTCCACATGCGGCCTGCCTGGCGCAAGACCAAGCTGACCGGAGCAGAGGTCGAGTATGACATCCTGTTCCCCGAACGCTTCACCCTAGACAAGCTGAAGACTATCCAGAAGGAAAACCCCTACTTGTTCAACTGCCAATACCTCAACAACCCTATCCCTGGCGAGTCGCACCAGTTCCCGGAGAAGCTCATGCGTGACCACTTCATGCCCTTCGCGGGTATGCCCAAGCCCGACAAAGACAAGGACTTGGACTTCCGTACCTTCGTCTGCTGGGACTTGGGCTTCTCTACCGGCATCCGTGCTGACTACACCGTGGGCGCTGTGGGAGCATTCGATTGGGAAGGCCGTCTCTTCATCCTTGACATCGTGCGTGGCCGCTACCTACCCCACGAGCTAGTCAACGCCATCATCGCCACAGCCCGCAAGTACAAGCCCGTCTTCATCGGCATCGAAGAGGCAGGCGGCTCTCGGCTTCTCTTGCCCGCCCTAGAGTCCAAAGCCCGTGAGCTTCGCATCCACCTGCCCCTCCAATGGTTCAGGGGCAGCTATAAAAAGAACTCCAAAGAGGCCCGCATAGGAGCGCTCGAAGGTCTGCTCCGCCAGAACAAGCTCTACTTCATCAATGGCATGACGCACCAGGACGCCCTCATCGAGGAGTTCGCTCGCTTCCCCAAGTTCGTCCACGACGACATCCCTGACGCGATAGCTATGCTGGTCGAGAACTACCGCTCCAAGGTGGATATTCCCTACCTTGATGAAGAGGTTGAAGTCATAACCGCACCTCACTACTCATGGGAGCTGGGCTCTGAACTAGGTGGAGGTCTAATAGGCTAATGGCATTCCTGCAAGAACAACCCGAAGCTCTACGAGACCTCCAGCCGACCGAAGCCCAAAGCCTCTTCCCTCGCCAAGAACCCGCCGCCCTGACTGCTCTCAGGTTAGTAGTGGGTGATATGAAGAAGGCCGAGGCGTGGGCCAATATGTTCATGTGGCGCTTCAACCGCTACGATGACCTCTATTTGTTCCGGGTGCCGATGGCGTTCTGGGAGGGCACCACAGTCCCCCGTGCCCATCTAGGTGTGCCCCTAGTCTACGAACACATCGAGTCGTTACTGCCCCAGGTCATCAACACCCTCTTCCTCCAGACCCCTCCTTACATGAGTCGCCCTCGGCCTGGCACAAGCATGCAGGCCGCCCGTGCCAATGATGGTGTTCTGAGCTGGGAGCTGGAACAGTCCTTCTTCCGCGAGCAGATACGCTTGCTGGCCAAGTCGGCCCTCCTCTACGGCACCGGCATCGGCAAGTGGGGCTGGCTCACCGAGACCAAGGCCAAGGTGCGTGTCCGGCGCGTGGCTGAGCCGCCCACCATCGAAGACCCCATCACTGGCCAGCTAAAGCAAATCGAGACGCCGGATACTGATGACCTGGAAGTCATAGTCGAAGATGAGGTCATCAACCGCCCTACCTTCGAGGCTCTTAACCTCCGCCACGTCTTCGTAGACCCCGGCCTGCGCCTGCCGGACGTTCGTAAGGCCAAGTACGTCATCCACCAAGCCTACATGACCATCCGCCAGCTTGATGCTCTGCGCGACGTAGATGGCTATGACATTCCAGACCAAGCCAAGCTAGTCAGCTTCTTCTTCCCGCCCAAGGAGGAAGCCATCCATTCTCTGGCGAGCCAGACCACAGGAGGTACCATCGCCTCCTTCACCAAGGAGTTTGAGCCTGCCAAGGTCGAAGAGGACACGTCAGTCAATCCACTGGAGCATCCCCTAGAGGTGCTGGAATATTGGTCGAAGGATAGAGTAGTCACCGTGCTACAGCGCAAGTTAGTGCTCCGGTCAGAACACAATGAGTTCAATGTCATCCCATTCGTCTCCACCGTCTATAGCGACGTGCCCAACCAGTTCTATGGCATTGGTGTGACCCAACTGATTGGGCCAGAACAGCGCCTTCAGCAAGGCGTCATCAATGCCCGGCTCGATGACTTGTCTTTGATGGTGAACGGCATGTTCATCCGTGTCCGGGGTGCGAACACACCGACACAGCAGATTCGCGTTCGCCCAGGCGGAGTCATCGACAGCGACAAACCCGATGGCGTCACGCCCATCGACCGTAAGCCTGCCGTGCCTGAATCCTTCGCCGAAGTAGACGCTAGTGACAAGCGAGCCCAGCGCCGCACTGGGGCCAACGAGTTGGTGGTGCAAGGCACTATCCCGTCCAGTGGCTCGACCTTCGGACGGACAGCTACTGGCATTAATGCGCTGTCAGCAGGCGCAGGTACTCGTATCCAGTACTTCATCGAGAACCTGGCAGACCAAGTCTATGTGCCCATCCTGCGGGCCTTCACGGAGATGAACCGCACACGGCTGATGCCCAGCCAAGTACAGCGCATCCTGAACGAAGAGCTAGCTCTCCAGTACGAGGGAGATGCGCTAGATATTCTGGATGGCCGGTTCGAGTTCGAGATACTAGCGGCTGGCAAGCTCCAGGCGCGCTCCAGCATGGCCCAATCCCTGCCTCTCCTCTTCCAGTTCATCACCAACGAGCCGGTCATCAATGCCTTGGCTGAGCAGGGACGTAAAGTAAACTTCGCCGAGCTAGTCAATATGGTCTTTGATGTGAGCGGCTGGCCCAACAAGACCGACGTGATAGTGGCCATGACCCCACAGGAGCAACAGCGACGGCTAATGAGTAATCCTGCTGTGGCTCAGCAAGCATTGGCGGCACAGAAATCTGAGCTGAAGAGCCGGGAGGCCGAGCAGAAACTCGAAGGGCAGGCTGGCAGGGACATCCTGAAAGCCAGACTAGAGGAGGTAACAGGTGGAACCGAGCAACCCGCAGGATAAAGAACTAATCAAGCTGTTCGAGCGCGGCAAGTATCTCTACGATTTGACGTTCTCGCCGGGCTGGGACGTGCTCCTCGACATGATGGAGTCCATCGTAGCGGAGTCAGAGGCCAACCTTTTCAACTCCACCAGCTCCGACCCGCAGGTCATTGTGGCCTACCAGAAGCGAGCCAATGCCTACCGGGCTTTCTTCCATCGCTTCCAACTCGATGTAAACGAAGCAATTAGGGTCGCCCGCGAAGTCCCCCTGGCCGCCACTCAGAATCCACTGCCTGGCGCTGACGAAGGGCTTGACACAGGCCCTAAAGATGTGGTATACTGATTCTAGCAACCTATCGGATTGATAAGGAGATAAAATGTCAGATTTCGGATTGGGTTCTGAATTAGACGTGTTTGAAGCACAAGAGGCAGCCCCTGCGAAGGAGCCTACTGCTGGCGAACCTAAGAAGTTCGTCAAAGAGATTGACCTCGGCGACGGTAGCGGCGTACAGAAGTTTGAGGCCGACACTGAAGCGGAGTTGATTGACAAGTTGGTCGAGGCTCATACCAACGCCACCAAAGAGATTAGGAAGCTACAACGAGCCAAGCCCCGCGTTCGACCGCAGAAGCGGGAGCGAGTAGTCGAGACTGAACGGCCTTTTGCTGAGCCAGTGGTATCGACACAGGACGACCTGGACTATGCCACTCAGTTGAGTG